TTTGGCCACCTTGTTTTCAAGCTCGGCCAACACAATGCTGGCCTTGTGTTCATCGGAAGCGCCACGCACCCCTGAAAAATCCCGTTCACTGGGCATGCTGTCCAAAGCGCCATCATTGCGCAAATGGGCAATATCCGCCTCATTCATGGCCACAAAGTCTTCGAGGCGGGAAAGCCGCGCCGCGTTTTCAGCTTCAACAAAGGCCTTGAAGCCGGGCTGCTCAGTCAGATGGACGGCCGGGCCGTTGTCAAGCCTTCCGGTCAATTTAACACTTGGTGTTAAAGTGGTGTTTTGAACCTCTGGAATATTTTCCGGAATATTTTTCCGCAAGCCCGGCGGCACATGGCTGGTGTCCACCTCGTCCAGCACGCGGGGCAGCGGCGCATCGGTTTCAATGGCGCGCACGGTTTCAACCAGTTGGCGCGTGTCAACATCAGGCCGCAGCACCGCTGCTGTGTCGGCATCAGCCTCCATGGCACGGGACAACGAACCCACATCACCCTCATCAACCTTCACGCCCAAGGCATCTGCCACACTGCGCACATCATCAACGGCCATCTCGCCCTTGGCCATGCGCTCCATGGCGGCCGTCGCTTCCGGCGTGGCGCGGCCTGCGCGGGCCAGCACTTCCGCACCACCCTGCATCAACCCACCGAGCCCACCACCAAACACCGCAGCCAAGCCCACCTGCTTCCAGAAGCCCTGTTGCTCAATGCCAGCCCGGCGCTGCCATTCTTGCGCACCCGTTTGCACCCCGGCTTCAACCCCTGCGTTGATTGCCCCTTCACTGAAAATGCGAGACAGCAAGCGCCCGCCCACGGTTTTGGCTGCGATTGCTTCCCCGCCAATGAAACTGGCATAAACCTGCGCCGGGTCGCGCACCATGCCGCCAATTCCACCTGCAATTTCTGCCGCGAAACTATCAAGCCCGCTCAAATCCTTGGCGCCCGAAAGCGCCGCATTCTGACGCGCTACAGCCTCACGGCCCAGCCGCATGGCGTCTTGCTCCACCGGCACCCGTGAACGGATCACCCCCACCTGGTCCGGGTGGCGCATTTCAAGGTCGACCAGCTTGCGGGAGAAGTCTTCCTTCTGCCGCTTGCGAATATCTTGCGGATTGGTCATCGCGCCAAAATTCGGCAGCGCCTGCACTTCAAAAGGCAAGCGGTGCGGGTTGTCGAGCTTCACACCCGTGGCCGCCTGAATGTCGGCAATGCGCCGGTCATAGGCCTCAGTTTCCGCTTCTTCCTGTGAATTGAAGTTTTCGGCCAGCCGTTGCCGCTGATAGGTCGAGGCCACCACCTCACTGAATTGCGCCCGTTGATCCGCATCACGCTCCCAGAATGTGCGCGTGTCGGGTGGCGGCAACAGGCCTTCCGGCAGTTTGGTTTCACCCATGAAATACATCGGATCAATACCCCCTGAAAGCACCGGGCACACGCGCCCCCAGCTTGGCACCCATGGCACCCAAATTCAAAACAAAGGGCTTGCCGTCATCGCCCGCCAGCGGCACCGGGTCACCATCCCCGTCAAAATCCACAAACACATAACCGCCAGCCGTCAACACCGGCCACAGTTCCTGCAGGCGCTCCACGCCACCCTGCGGCTGCACGGCAAAGTCGCCAGGCTGCAGCACGTCAATCACATCACCCAGCCTGTCAGCCCGAATGGAATTGGGCACCGCCACTTTTTGCTCGGTCTGCCAGAAGCCGGGGTCATAGGCGGCAAAGCCACCCCATTGGCCAGCCTTGTCAAAAACCGCACCCGCCGCCTCATTCACGGCACGGTCGACAATTGCCATGGCCTCATCACTTTCAGGCTCAAGGCCTGCATCGGCAATGCGTTTTCTGGCAATGCGTTCTGCCGTTGAAACCACGCGCTTTTCATCATCCTGCTGGAAGATCAGCGCCAAGCCGGTGTTGCTCAAGGCGCGGTCTTTGCGCACCTGCCAACCTTTTTCAGGATAAGCCTTGCCCTCGGCATCTTTGCCAGCCCCGGCAATCGCATCACGCGCCGCCACCGCATCACCACCCCCCGCAAGTATGGCACCTGCACCGGCCAGCACGGGCGCGGTATTGCCAAACTCCTTCAGCACCGCCCCCACCTTGTCGCCACTGCCGGTGAGAATGGAAGCCGCCATGGCTGCACCCGCATCCGGGTCCGCCATCACCATAGTTTCCAAGGCCTTCACTTCACCGGGCCTGAAATATTGTTCCGCCACACCAAAATGTGTGGCCGCTGCCGCCGCGTTCTGCACCCGCAAATCAATCAGCGCCTGCATGTCTTCCGCCGTCTTCACATCGGCCAGTGAACCGGGATTTTCAATCACGCCGGAACGCTCGGCATAGCCCAGCAAATCCGTTGATAGTGCTTCGCGTGATTTTTTCACCAGGGTTTCCGCCTTGTCAATCAACAAGGCTTCCGCCGTGGTGGGCGTCTTGCCAAAGCGGTCTTTCATCTTCTGCAGTTTTTCTTCGGCCGCACCCACAGGCTCATTGCGCAGCAACTGGCCCACATCAAGCACATCAAGCGTGGCACTCACGATTTCGTCACCACCATCCACCGCACCCGCCGCACCGCGCATGGCGTTGATTTCTTCGGGCGCAATCTCATAGCCAAGGGCCGCACGGTCCAACACGCTATCGGCAATCTTGCCCAGCTTGGCGGAAGCTGCCGCCTCATCCTGCCGCACAACCGCCGCCTGGCGCTTCAAGGCCGTGTCAATCTTGGTCCAGCCGCGCGCATCAACACCCTTCAGTTTGCCCGCTGCATAATCCGCCTCCAAAGTGCCGCGCAGGGCGTCAATGTCATCGGGCCTTGCGTCCTTGGCTTGCGCCACATACCATTGCGCCGCCACGTCACTGTCCAGCCGTTGTGCCGCTTCACGGGCTTGGCGTGGCGTGACAAAACCCTTGGCCACCCCTTCACGCCAATGCTGCTTCATCCGTTGTGCATGGCCTGCGATGGCCGTCATGCCGTCATCATCGCCCGCCTCAAGCCCGATTTGGGCCTGCCCCAAGCTTTCCTCAAAACGTGTGCCATTGGCCAGCCATTCGCTTTCATCGACAAGTTTCAGTTTCTTCTCGTAAGCGTCCTGCACACCCTTCAAATGCTTGCGAGTAATGCGGCCAAAGGCTTCCTCATAATCCGCACGGATTTCAGGCTTCACATGCTCACCCAACTGCCGGTCTTTCAGCAGCGCGAAGGCTTCACGCAATCCTGCAGGGTCATCGGCATATTTGGCCACCAACTCATCCGTGGCCGACAGCATGCTATCCTGCAACTGGCTGCGATAACTGTCTTCTGCCGCCTTGTCGAAAGCCCGGCCAAAAATCGTATCGCGCCCGGTCAAGCGCAGGCCACCATCGCGCACGTCAATGGTCAGCGCCGAACGTTCGCCCGGCACCACGTCAAAACCATCACCGCCAAGGTCCACCGTGGGCATGGCACCAAGCCCCTCTTTGGCTGGTGCATCACCCAGTTTGGCCGTCCACAAAGCCGCAAATTCGCCAGCCGTCATATCAGCGCGGCCACCATTTTTCAGCACCCGCTCACTGCCCACCACGTCAACTGCCAAGCGGTCAGACTGCTTCAGCAACCGCTCAGCACCCGCAGGGCCTTGCTGGTGCGCCAGGTAAAGCTCACCTTCAGTGGGCGCGCGGCCCAAGCGACGGGTCAAATAGTCTCGGTTGTCACGCAAAAACCGCGCCGCACCATCGGCACTTTGGCCAGGGTCCAAACGGTCTTTCACGCCATATTGCGCGGCATTGTCATCCGTCTGCTGGAACAAACCCGCAGCACTCGACACAGGGTTTTTGGCATCTGGGTCAAGCTTGCTTTCCACGTAGGCAAATTTCACCAGCAGGTTGGCATCAACACCATAGCGCGCCGCCGAAACTGCAATGATGGCAGGCAGGCTGTGCTTTGGCGCGTCCACCAGTGATGGCATTTCACCCCGCGTACCAGCAACAATTGCGGCTTGTTGTGCCTTGGTAAATTGCCCGCCCTTATCCGCGTAATTCCATGCTTTGGCACGGTCTGAATGTTCATCCAGATGAATGCCGCCCCCAGCCATTTCCATGCCAACACCGCCAAGGCCGTTGGCCAGCCAATATTGCCCCAAAGGAGCCAAGGCATCGCCACTGACAACTTTTCCATCCGGTCCAATCACCCGCCAATCACCGGCCTTGCCGTCATCATGCCGCGTTGAACCGGTGCGCCGCTCGCCCGCACCAAGCGCATCCTGCCCGCCGCTAAAAAGTTCCAGCTTATAGCCTTTTCCAAACACACGCCGCACACCGGCCCGCGCCTGCTGCTCAAGCGTCTTGGTTACAGGTTTGTTGCGTGTTGCACTTGTATTGCTGACAACCAAATCTGCCAATTCAGCGTCATTCCGCGCCACCACGCTGTCAGGGCCACGATCGCCACCACGAATGTCAACACCCACACCAGCCCCACGGCCAGCCACCAAGCCTGCCTGCTGGCCCTTGCGCGCCGCTGTGCGTTCAGCTTGTTCCTGAAACACACCAGCTGCCGCAAACAAGCCATTGGCCAGAGCCTGCGCTTCCTCGCCACCAGGGCGGCGCACGGCGAGAAGACCATCCTGCAAAATCGCCTGACCCTCAAAAGGCCGATAGCCAACCGTTGAACGTTTGAGATTTGGCATCTTACACCTGCTGCGCCAAGGAGGCGAAGCCCGAAAGCCCGCGCGTTATTCCACCAATCACACCCATGCGCTTGGCGCTCTTGGCCATGCGATAATAATTCTGTGCCCGCTCCGTCAACCGGTTGAGGCGCGAACCCGTGGTGGCACTTTCACTGTTCAGGCTCAAATCGGTTTCGCGGAACACGTCTTTTTTGGCTTGCGCCGCCGAACCGAACGACAAATCTACACCACTGGAAGCATAGGCCACGTCAATCTCGCCCATGGCTTCCTGCGCGCCCTTCAACAGGCTGCGCTTCCGGTCAACGCTTTGCAGCACTTCCACGGTTTTTTCTTCTTCGGCATCACGCGCCTGCATTTTCAGGTTTGAGGCTTCAGCATTACCAGCCGCAATCGAGGCCACAACGCCGCCCACCGTGGCCACACCCTGCAGGATTGAAGAAATCGACAACCCCGTGCTGGCCGTGGTGGCCGCAGCACCCGCCGTTCCAGCCGTAGCACCGGCACCGCCCAGCAGGCCTGTCAATGCGCCCATCATCATCATTTTAAAGTTTCTCCTGAAATTCAAGGTCGCGCACATGAATTTTGCCTGGCCGCTTTTGCGTGACCACGCCCGTGGGTCCAATCACAAAGCCGAGCATGCCAACACGGCGCACACTGGTGTTTTTTTCCGTCAAGCCTTGCGTCACCAAATCCGTGGTGGCCGTCAAGGGAATGTCTTCAACAGCACCGCCATTGGCACCCACGGCAATGCTTGTGCTGTCAATCAGTTGCACCCGCATCGAATGAATGCGGCCAGGGCGGCGCACAACCTCGTCATTGCGGGTGATCAGGTAGCGCGGCATGCTTTCCCACAAAGGCGGCTGCCACAGCCCCACCAGGGCAGGCCCTTCATAGGCATCACCCAATTCGATTTCGCCAGCAGCCACAGTGAAGGGCCCCAGCATATAGCCTTCAATTTCTGCCCACACTTGCCGCCCTTCGAGGTGGGCAAGCCCGCGAATAATGCCTGCCAAATCTGGCGTGGCGCGCACAGTGGCATGAAACAGCGTTGCACGGTCTTGCCGCTCATGCCGCAACACCCCACCACGGCGCACGGCAAGGCGCACATCATTCGACGTGTCCACATGCAGCTCGACAACGGCACCGCCATCAGCGGCAATCCATTCGCAAAACCCAAGAATGTCCTGAGACTTGATCACACAGGCCGCAATCAAGCGGCCATCACTGCGCATCATCCACATTTTGCTGGCGGCACCGCGCCCCGTGGCCACCTGCCCCACAGCGCGCGTAATACGATCAACAAGGTGAGACGCCATAATGTGTTCCGGCGTGGCATCAAAGCTGGTTTCAATTTCAGAATAAGCCAGCGACAACACCTGGTGGCCTTCCACCGCATCACCATTGGGGTTGGCCCCCACATAAAACACCTTGCCTTCCAGCTTCACAAATTTGCAGTTGGGCACCACGCCCACTTCCGACACCTGCACAAAGTTCAATGGATCGGTTTTGTTGATGGTGCGATTGGAGGCAAAGTGAATGCCACGATCTGTACCCACCAGAAAATAGGTGGCCTCGGCAAAGGCCAGCACCCGCTCCGACACTTGGCCCGCCCGCAACTTGTCCAGCCGCGCCGCAGAAGCACCGGCACTTTCAATATTGAGTTTGAAATATTCACCCGCCTGCGAAATCGAAATGGCAGGCGGCACGGCCTGAATGTCGCCAAGCGCCAATCTGTCCTGGGCAAAACCAAACACACCCGGATAACCCCGCGTCACCGAAAACAACGGTTCAAAATCTGTCTTGCCAATTGTCACATGGCTGGCAAGGGCGGCCGCATCGGCCGTGTTGGTGATGGTTGAGGTGACCTGATATTCAGATCCCGACAACGTGCCACCAAAAGTCAAATCCACGCGCTTGCTGTCACCGGCCGTAGCCACAATCGCCACGGTCACCGTGCCACCCACCAGTGAAGGCAAGTCTTCAAGCGCCGCTTTGATGCTGGCTGCAGTCAAAGCCACGTCAACCGCACCACTGATAGCAACAGGATTATTTGACACATCGACAAAGGGCAGGCCCGGCGTGGTTTCACCGTCCACCGTCAACGTCAGATAAACGAACGGTCCACCCGTCCATTTGATTTGCACTTCCCACTTGTCATCCGTCTTCGGATAAACGCCACCCAGATCAACCTTGGGAATACCCTCATAGGGCCACAGGTCGCGCACCCATTCGGCCGATGATCCGCCACGCCGCACCCGCAAGGTCGCCAACGTGTTTTGCCCAATGCCAATCGTGGCATCTTCGGCATAGAAATCCACTTTCGGCAAAATATCAGCCGTCACTGCGGGCAGGTAAACCCCGGCCACAAAATCATCATCCTCGAACACGTCCATGAACATAGCCTGCAGCGAGCAGAAATAGCGGGCACCGCTGTCATGCCGCACTGAGGTGTAACGCGGTACGTCTTGCGCCACACCTTCACTCAACACCACAACCGTGCCCGTGGTGATGCTGGCCGATAACGCAAACACCGCCCGCAAGCGCACGGCACTGGCCGAAAGCCCTGCGCCTGGTGCCGCTGCCATAGTAATGGCGCGCGCCGCCGTGCCCACCGTCACCGGGCTTCCCACATTCACCCAAACTGCACCCACAAGCGCTTGCGCCTGCACCACATGCTCACCCACATCAGCATCAAGGGCAGCACAATCAATGGCCACCACTTTGCCAGTTACAGTTGCTTGCCAAATCGTCTGCGTGCCCGTGTGCGGACCTGCTGTCACACTCACACCACTTTGCGCCAAAACCGAAACCTGCCTGCGCACCACGCCAGTGTCAAAGCTGCCCGCCATGTCCCGAAAGCCAGACAGCGGCACCGGCTCCATGTTTTTATACCGAAGCCCAGCCGAATAAAATTGCTTAACGTCAACACGCCCCGCCGCTTCCGGCGACAATTCACCGGCATTGGCTGAACGATAGGGAGAGCCTGCTTTTTCGACCATCAGCGCCTCGCAAGCGTCAGCGGATCATTGGCCATGAAATTGCGGCCCTGTGGCTGCACCGCCCGCTCAAGTGCGGCAAGCTTGCCGAACATGCCACCACCGCCCTGTTCGCGCGGCTCACCCACGGCTTTTGCCCGCAACATGGAAGCCGTGTCTTCATCCTGCTGCAGCGGCACAGCCAGGGCGGAAGCCAGCAAGGTGGCAAATGCTTCCACAAATCCGGCATCCCAATATTGAGGGTCCAGCAACACCCGCACACGCGCCCACACCGGCGTGGTGTTGGTGTAAAGCTTGCCGCCTTCCAGCATGTAATTCGGTGCCCGCAAAAATTGCTCACGCACCACATCGGTCAAAAACGCCAAGGGTTTGCCCACGCGGGTGGCAGGCAGGGCAAAACCATAAGTCCAGCCATTGCTGGGTGTGCCGGAAATTTCAGGGCATGGCAAAGTTTCGCGGAAATCGCTGTTGTCGGCCAGCATCACGGCTTCGGTAAACACACCGGGCCACACCAGATCAACCGTGCCGCCCAATTCAGTTTCCGCATCTACAGAATAGGAGGCTGGCAAGCCCAGCTTAATCAGCGCACGATTGACCACATGCACCTTGTCAATAGCCGTTTCAGCCATGCCAGCCTCCGAAGTTTTGTTAAGGGTTAAGTGCCAGCAGCTTCGCCGTTGACAACCGTGGTCACGTTGCCGGTGGCTGGCACCGCATCAAACTTCAACTCCACCTTGTCGCCAACGCCAGCCATGACGCAGTAGCAATTGATGTAGTCGTTGACACGAATACGGCCATCATCACGCAAGCCGTTGAAATAGCCAGCTGCAACCACGGTGGCCACGGCATCGGCAGTGGCATATTCGTAAACATTGCAGGGCGGCGTATCAGCCGCAAAAGGAATGCTGTGCGCTTGCACAACGGAACGTTTGTTCAAAGCCATGATAATCTCCAAATTTGAACAGTGGGAAAAGGCGGCGCAGCCTCATTGCCGCGCCGCCGATCAGGTTATGGGCCGCGAATGACCGTGGTGATCTTCTGCAGCAGCGCCCGGCGCACGCACTTGGCCTGAATGCCAATGGCGGCAGCGGAAAGCTTGGTCTTCATCTGGTAGGGGTCGCCTTGCAGATCGCTGCGGATCGCCATAGTGGCCGCTTCCTGATTATAGACCGTGTTGGCACCCAAGGCAGACTTGCGCCACATATAGGTGTAAAGCTGCGTCGGCTGGCCTGCAGGCGAACGCATGTAGCTGTCGGGCACCACAATGTAGGTAATGCCGCGCACGGTCTTCATTTTCATGCGTTGTGCCGCGCTGAAGCCCTCAGCAGCAAAACCGGCGCCCCACTGGGTATTGCCGAATTCCTTGTAGAGCGCCAGCTGACTGGCCCACATTTCAGGAATGGTGGTGAACACCTCATCAGCATCGCCATTGTCGCCATAAGACGCCAATTCAGCCCGCATCTTTTCAAAGTGCAGAATGTCTGGCACTTCAGCGCCTGTGCCGGTGGTGGTGATGTTGGCACCGGCGTCAAGCGTATAAAACGCATCCAGGGCATCAAGCCGGATGGTGTCACGCTTGCGGCGCACACCCATGGCCATCAAATTGGCAAGGGCTTGCTGTTCATTGGGGCCTGACTTGTAGGCGTCCTGCGTGCGCCAGAACTGCGTATCTTCAAAGTCATCCATGATGACTGGCACGGTCGACACACCGGGGCTGTTCACAGGCACCGGCTCAATCGCACCGGTCAACTTGTACATGGTCGACGTACCGTTGACGATGGGGAACTTGATGGTGCCCGCCGTTTCGTCGCCACTCATAAAGGTGTTGTCGAGAAGGCCACCATTGGCCTGCACGGCAATCGTCACCTTGTCCTTGATCTTTTCAGTGAACCAGGCAGAAATATTTTGCATGAGAGTAATCCTCTGTTGTGCGTTCAGTTTGCGCAACGTCGAGGGATAGCCAGCCAGTGGAGGGGTCCGGTGAAGGATAGCCCGCTGTGCCGGGTCGCGGCCCTAGTCGCATGCGTGCAACACTAGGACCGCGCCAACACCGTCAAATGCGGTCAGTTGCCAAACATGGCCTTGTATTGCTCATCCAGTGCAGCTTGCTTTTGCGCGTGGCCTGGCTGGCCCACAGTCTTGTCCAATTCAGCCTGGGCCGCACGTAAGCCTTCGCGCGTCATAGCACCACTGCCACCTTGGCCATGCGCACCCGGCTGGGCACCGCCCTGCTGCAATTGCGACTTGAACCATTCAATGGCAGCGTGGCCTTTGGCGCTGTCACCCAGCGACAATTCCAGATGCGCAGCCATATCCTTGGGCATGCCACGGTTGGCCACCATCAAATCCAGAAACGCATAATTCTCATTCAGGCGCTTTTGCACCGCCGCTTCCTGCTCAGCAGGTGGCAGGCTCTTGGCGGCATCAGGCACCAGTGCTGCTTTTTCGGCCGCCACGTCAATCGGTGGTTCCAGCAAGCCCGCTTCCGACATGGAATTCAGCGCGGATTGATAAATTTCAGCCACGGCCAACTGCCCCACACCATGCTTGTGCGCCGCAGCAGCAATGGTGCCAAACACCGGATCGGTTTTCAGCGCCTCAAAATGCGGCGCGTTTTTCGGGTCCATCTTGAACTTGTCGCCCAATTTTCCGAAATCCGTATAGTCTTCCGGCTTTTCTGGCACACCGCGCGTGGCATCGCGGTCACGATAGCCCTTCAAATCCTTGGCCAGCTTGGCCATGTTGTCCAACGTGGTCTTGCCGTCAGGGCCTTTGAACGAAGGGTCTAGCCCTTCTGGCCAATAATCAGGGGCCGCCTGTTGCGTCGCAGGAGCACCCGCAACAGGCGGCGGGGCAGCAGGCGCACCCGAAGGGGGTGCAACGGGCGCAGCCGCCGCAGCAGCAGCCGGTGCAGGTGCGGCAGGCGAACCGCCGCCGCCCCCACCTTCACCAACTACATTCCAAAGCGCAGCCGTGCCGCGCATCCAAGTGATTTTCATGGTCTTACCCCTTTAAAGCGCGAAGCCGTGTTCCTTCAGCAATTGCACGCGAGACAAGCTCACCCACAATGCACCTGCCCTGGTGCTTCGCGGCAGCCAGTGCAGTCTGTTCAAGTGATCCGATCTGTTGTGGATAGGGCGCGCCATCACTTACAGAGCGCAGCCAAGCCAAAACCTTCGCACCCTCAACCGTGGCGCTGTAGCGCGCCAATTCCTGCAACACGTCATCACCAGGCCGGAACGGGTCTGGCATCATGGCAGGCTGCATCAAGGTTTTGAATTGTTCCCAGCCGCCCAAATCCGGCAAGCCATCACCAATGGCAGGCGTTGAAGCCTTGCCCACATGCGCCACCGGCCCGCTCATGCGGCCATGCCGCCTTCAATCATGCGAAGCCCGCCCGCTGCAATGTTGGGCGCGGCCTTCACCATGGCTTCAGCTTCGACTGCCTGCTGTTGTTGCGCGGCCAAGGCCTTGCGAATTTCGGCGCGTTGCTCACTGTCCGGCACCATGTTTTTGGGGATCATCATGGCATCGGCAATCGCATCACCGGCCTTGTCGAGGTCCAAATGTTCCGGCAGTTTTTGCGGGCCAACAAGCGCATTCATCATTTCGGCATAGC